TGGCGGTACGACGGGAGTGATAAATACCCGTGGCCACAGCCGGTGCTGTACCACATTTGCCTCGAGATGCGTTCAAAGGGGATTGAGCGCCAGATGACCGAAGGGGAGTTAAAACGGCTTGTGGAAAGGCAGCTGACGAAATGGGCAAAGCATGTTGGTAATGGCCTCAGTGTTCCGCCAGTCCGGCGACAACTGGCAGCACCCAAACGCCCGCCAGGGCCAACGCCAATTGAATTGCTGAAACAGGAATATGAGCGCCGGAAGGCGGCCGGTTTTGTCTGAGTTGAGAAGTAATTTTTACCGGGAGGAAAATTTAATGGAAACCGTTTTTGACGCACTGAAAGCACTGAAAAAAGCCTCGTCGCACGAGATTGCAGCCCGTCTTGAAATCAGCCGTGACGATGCTGTTACCGAACTCTGGAAGCTGAAGCGTCGTGGCGAAGCTGATAACAAGGGGTCGATGTGGTGGCTGACGAGTGAGGCAACTGAAGCGGCCCCAAAAACCACTGCAGAGATGCTGATTAACGCGATTGAACAGCATGGTCCTCAGTCGGCTGACGAACTGGCGTTAATGTTCGGGATTACCTCCCGCCGGGCGAATTCATCACTGGCGATGGCTGTCAGCAAAGGTCGTCTGATTCGCGTAAATCAGGACGGTAAATATCGTTACTGCATACCGGGCGATAATTTACCGGCAGAGCCGAAAGCTGCATCGGTAACGGAAACCGATGGTAAAGCCTTTCCTCAGCCGGCAGGTGTTGCGTTACCAGTCCGGGAAGCGGAAACACAGGAAGAAATTAAAACTGAAAGTGTGGCGGTCACAGTGCAGTCACAGTCGTCGTTCATCAGAAAGCATCCGGATGGTCTGATTTTACCATCGCTGCATGTGGCTAACCGCGAGCTGCGCCGGGCAAAAGGTCAGGTTCAGAAGTGGGAGCGCTTATGCGCCGCGCTGCGGGAAATTAATAAGCATCGTGATGTCATACAGAAAATAACGACAGGAGATAACGGGTAATTTTTACAGCAGGGTGATGATATGAAAATCAGATATCATGATTTCGGCCCCGTGTCACATATGCTTATTTCAAGTACGGTGCTGGAAACAAGAAAACATAATCACATACTGGATATGCTGCGTCTTGCTGACCCGTATCTGGTAATAAACACCAGTGGAATTTTCTTTCTGAGAAGCACTGTGTCAGGAAAAACATCGCATGTGCTTCGGGCATATAAAACAGCAGTGCGGGAGGAAGGAGAATGAGCGAGATTAACTATCAGGAGCTGCGTGTTGAGCTGGGAGCAGCAAAAAAACGCATAGAAGAGCTGGAGGCTAATCGTGTGGTGCTTGAGGTGGAAAATGAGAGGTTGAAACACGCAATGGCCGTAGCCCTTGAGCATATATCCGTCACAGATGCAGGACAGGCAGGTGTCGCTGCAATGATTATCTATGATGCCATGTACCACAGTGAAAAAACTGACCCCTACGCTTTTCTGGCAGAATTGCGGGCGCAGGGTGTGGAGATGGTGCGCGAACATCCAGCAATCAAACTTTGCTCTTTGACGCACATATGTGACGAGTTAGTCGCAGAGCTTCGCAAAGGAGGCAACAAGTGAGTAAAACGAATCCGGGCTGGGCAAGGTCACTTATGGCGAAAAAACATCATTATTTTGCTGAAGGTGAAATAACAAGTATTTGCGGTGGGTGGATGTATTTTGGCAATGAGCGTGAGCCGGATACATTCGAAAGTCCAGATGATTGTAAAAAGTGTCGTAGAAAATTAAATAAGGGGGGTAAATGAGCGTAATTAAAGAAATGCCAGTGGAACGTAATGAATATGGCTGCTGGACGCATCCTGAATATGAAAAATTCTGTGATGGTCGGGAATATATTTCAACGGAAGAGTTTAACGCCTGGATGGAGAAAAATAATCTTCAGTGGGCTATCCGTAGTATGGATGAAGATGATTTTAATCTGGACGCAGATGGCCCTGATATTTCAGCATGGGAACCTGAGCGACCAGAAGGTGAGGGATGGTTTATCGGTTCGATACATGACACCGAAGATGGTCCTGTTTGTGTATGGCTGAGAAATAAGGCCGAAGCATAAAGGCTATAAACCAACAACTAAACACTGAAAATTTAAATCAGAAATGATTTTTATTAAATCCTTAACCGGAGGGATTCCTGCACCCTCAGAACATCAGGAGACCGCCCGAAAGGGCGGTAGTGAAAAATGACTGAATTAACCAAAGAATGGCTACAGAACACGATTACCGGAATTGAGTCATCACGGGATGAAATACCGTTCGGACTCGATGAAGATCAAAACAACATGCTTACCGCATTAAAAATTGCACTGGCATCACTGGCATCAGTATCGGATGAACGGGCAGCCTATGAATTATTTATGGAGAAGCGTTTCGGGGAATCTGTAGATCGCCGCAGAGCAAAAAATGGCGATAGAGAATACATGGCATGGGATATGGCGCTTGGCTGGATTATCTGGTGTCACCGCGCCGCCATGCTTCAGGCTGGAAACTTTCGGGAAAATAAGGGTTCGTCAACCAATAATTTTCGGATAATCTCGGAAACGTCAACCAACTCTCCGGCAATCCCTGATGAGGTGTTGTCCGCAATCCTGAAGGTCGCCAGGCTTCGTGCAGATTTCGATGCTTCTGAAGTGGACAGGCGAGGTATCGGTAGTTGTCTGGATGAGGCCGAGCAAGAACTTATCGTTACCATTAACGAATACGCCAGTCAGATCGCAGTAGAAGCGACACAGGGGGAGAACCAATGAGCCGGCCAGATGCATTTGCAGGCGTTGCTATAGCTATTGCTTTTCTAGTATATGTTATTTGTCGGTGGGGGTAAAAACGTTCGCCGGGATTCACACCAAGGGAGGGAATATGTCGGATGATATTTCACTGGTAATGGAAGGCGCTCTGGCTGTTATTGCTGTTGTGGGTGTTTACTGCCTGGTTGTGTTTTTGATGGAGCGCCTGGGGAACTGAATTCATTCCGTATGGGAATTCCCATATCGGGCAAAACGGTTTGCTGTAAAGCGAGAGTTAAGTAGAATTGCTGCGGGTGCTTGAGGCTGTCTGCCTCGGGCATGCCACCGTAAGGCAGACAGAGAAAAGCCCCAGTTAACATTACGCGTCCTGCAAGACGCTTAACATTAATCTGAGGCCCAATCTATGCTTCACAAACGTAGGTTAGCCTCTTACGCGCCGAAAGGCAAGGAGAAGCAGGTTATGAAGCAGCAAAAGGCGATGTTAATCGCCCTGATCGTCATCTGTTTAATCGTCATAGTGACGGCACTGGTAACGAGGAAAGACCTCTGCGAGGTACGAATCCGAACCGGCCAGACGGAGGTCGCTGTCTTCACAGCTTACGAACCTGAGGAGTAAGAGACCAGGCGGGGGAGAAATCCCTCGCCACCGCTGATGTGTCAGGCATCCTCAACGCACCCGCACTTAACCCGCTTCGGCGGGTTTTGTTTTTTCTGGTCGTTCTGGTTTACAATCCATCCGTCAGCCTGAACAACTGGCACCTGCTGCGCCAGCAGAGAAAACAGATGGCGCACGATACCAAATTTTACAATTCGGATAACTCTGCCGCCCCTGCCAGCAGGCACGGGCGGCGTTCTCATGCATTCAAATCTGACTGGTATCAGCACGACCCCTGCACCGAAGAACAGGCTGAATGGCTGATTCAGTGTTACCGCAGGCGCGGATACGAGGTTAAGAAAGCCCTCAGTCTCGATTATCGTCACTGGATAATCTCCGTCAGGCTTCCTTACTCCGAACGCCCACCGCGTCCGTCCCGCACATTCCAGCAACGCATCTGGAGGTAACGTGCGGGTATTACTTCGACCTGTTCTGGTACCGGAACTCGGGCTGGTGATCGTTAAGCCGGGCCGTGAATCCATGCCGGTATTCCACAATACCCGGGTACTGGTGGAGCCGGAACCGAAAAGCATGCGTAATCTGCCGTCCGGGGTCGTTCCTGCCGTTCGCCAGCCGCTGGCGGAGGATAAATCATTACTGCCATTTTTCAGCGACGAACGAGTGATTCGTGCTGCTGGTGGCGCTGGCGCACTGTCTGACTGGTTACTGCGCCATGTTAAATCCTGCCAGTGGCCACACGGCGATTATCACCACAGTGAAACCGTCATTCACCGTTATGGTACCGGCGCAATGGTGTTGTGCTGGCACTGCGACAACCAGTTGCGTGACCAGACCTCCGAATCACTTGAGCAACTTGCTCACCAAAACCTGTCAGCATGGATGATTGACGTCATTCGTCACGCAATGAATGGCACACAGGAGCGTGAATTATCGCTGGCTGAATTATCCTGGTGGGCGGCCTGCAATCAGGTGGTGGATGCACTACCTGAGGCAGTAGCGCGTCGTTCGCTGGGATTACCAGCGGAAAAAATCCGCTCCGTATACCGTGAGAGTGACATCGTACCGGGAGAACAGACAGCCATCAGCATACTGAAGCAGCGCACAAAAAATATTGCGCTGCCACTTCACGTCCACCAGCAACAAAATCCACCACAGAAAAAAACGGTTGTCAGTATCGCCGTTGATCCGGAGTCTCCTGAATCGTTCATGAGGCGGCCTAAACGTTGCCGCTGGGTTAATGAGAAATACACGCGCTGGGTAAAGACACAGCCGTGTGCGTGTTGTGGTAAGCCTGCTGACGATCCGCATCACCTGATTGGTCATGGTCAGGGGGGAATGGGGACAAAGGCCCACGATATTTTCACGCTACCGTTGTGCCGGGAGCACCACAACGAACTTCATGCAGACCCGCTGGAGTTTGAGAAAAAGTACGGCTCTCAGATTGAGTTAATTTTTCGTTTTCTTGATCACGCCTTTGCGACTGGCGTGCTCGGGTAAAAGAGGTGACTGATGCTCATAGATTTGGTTTTACCTTACCCGCCGACGGTGAACACCTACTGGCGACGTCGTGGCAGCACATATTTTGTATCAAAAGCCGGTGAGCGTTATCGCCGGGCTGTGGCGCTTATTGTTCGCCAGCAGCGGCTGAAATTAAGCCTGTCCGGAAGGCTGGCGATAAAGATTATTGCCGAGCCACCGGATAAGCGCCGCCGTGACCTGGACAATATTCTGAAAGCGCCGCTGGGGTGTGGGCAGGCCGCTGTATAAGGATCTCATCGGTCGTACAAAAGCCGCGCTGGCAAAGAACCCGAAAAATGTGCTGCTTGCCGTGGTGTGGATGCAGGGGGAATTTGACTTTGACGGAACGCCAGCAAATCACACAGCCCGTTTTACAGAAGTAGTGGAACAATATCGTACGGACCTTGCAGATATGGTGGGACAGTGCGCTGGTGGTTCTGCTGACGGTGTTCCCTGGATATGTGGAGACACAACTTATTTCTGGAAGCAGAAGAGCGAATCCACTTACCAGACGGTGTACGGCAGTTACAAAAACAAAACGGAAAAGAATATTCACTTTGTGCCGTTCATGACCGATGAGAACGGAGCAAATGTCCCGACGAACAAACCGGAAGAAGACCCGGATATTCCGGCATCAGGATATTACGGTGCGGCCTCCCGGACGTCGGCAAACTGGACGTCAGCAGACCGTGCGAGCCATTTCAGCTCATGGGCACGCAGGGGGATTATTTCTGACCGTCTTGCCTCAGCGATTCTTCTCCATGCAGGACGGACGGCTGAACTGGTGGGTGGGGAACAGGTTGTGATGCCGCCGGATGAGAAGCCGTCACCGGACACACCATCAACACCGTCAACGGACGGGAAATCAGTGACAACGCTGCTTTATTACCGTGCAACAGAGTCAGGTGGTTTACTGAATCCGCAGGGATGGGGAGCTGAAGGAGGGCGTGCATTGGTAGTTGATGATGCAGGTGCTGCAGGAGGTAAGGCGCTGAGGTGGACCAAACAGACAGGAAGTTCCTCGTGGTTTATGCAGCATGATGCCGGTAATGGCGCAGACCTGCTGGAGAAGGGCGGGCTTATCAGTTGTCGTTTTAAAGTTGATGGCACACTGACAGCTAATCAGTACGCACTGGCGCTGTACTGGCCGGTTTCTTCACTGCCTCAGGGTGTCACACTGGAAGGTAATGCCGGTCATAACCTGCTGGCGTCGTTTTACGTACAGAGCGATGCCACAGACCTTAATGTGATGTACCACAAGGGAAATGCTGGTCAGAACACGAAGCTGGGGTCATTCGGCGCATTTGATAACGAATGGCATACGCTGGGCTTCCGTTTTGCCGGTAACAACAGTATTGAGGTGACGCCGGTCATTGATGGTAAGGACGGGACGCCGTTCATGCTGTCACAGTCACCGGTCGGCACGTTTACGGCAGACAAATTGCGCGTGACCGATATCACTAGCGGTGCGACATATCCGGTGCTGATTGAAAGTATAACAGTGGAAGTGAATAACCCGTAAGCAGGAAAAAAAGGCCGCCGGGGCAGGGAAAACAAGGAGCCAGAACCGGCGGCAAATGTCGTTATATCCAAAGCAAAACATGCAGGACACTTTTTTAACCAACAGGTATTAACGATGTCAACACCATATCAATAACCGGGAGGGATAATGAGATTTGTACAGCTTATTTTATTGTATTTCTGCACGGTGGTGTGCACGTTATATCTGGTAAGTGGCGGGTATAAGGTTATCCGGAACTATATACGCAAAAAGATTGATGCCGCGGCGGCGGAAAAAATCAGCGCCAGCCAGTCAGCCGGAACAAAACCCGAAGAGCCTCTCATTTCGTAGCAACTTTCTTAACAACACCTTTCAACGAGAAAATCCCATGTCAGAAATAAAATCTCTGGTCACTGCTGAAGCAGTGAAGGACGTCCTGCGCTCTGAAGAAGTCAGAAGCGCACTGAAACAGCAACTCCGCCAGAATCTTGAGGCGCGTCTTGATGCTGAAGTGGATGCCATTCTGGATGAGCTGCTGGGGGGACCGGCTGCTCCTGAGCCTGAAGACGGCGCGGGTGACAGTGCTGTTTCAGATGGCGTTGTGTCTCAGCCTGACGGTAGCAGTGAGCCTCAGCCTGGCGGCGAAATGATGATGTAACCATACGCAGGGGCTGTCGGTGTGAGCTGATGCCCCTCCTGTTGTTGTGAGCTTCCGGATTGCGGGAGACGGGGTATGTACCAGATGGAAAAAATCACAACGGGTGTGTCATACACCACGTCAGCGGTGGGGAC